TACCCAATATCGGGTTGTGCCGTCCCAAGTCTCGCGGAGCATATCCCAGGTGACGCAGAAGGGTAACAACCCGGCCAGTGTTTTACCTGTTTTCTTGGCCAGTACTCCGACAGAAGTCAGCGCCCCTGCCAATGGCTTTGACGCGCCTTTGGCAATAGCTCCGGCAGATGTTACCCCGCCTGTCAATGAGCGTGCTGTCTCTTTAGCAACAGTCCCGGCGCTAGTCAGCGTTCCGGCGATAGCAGTGTAAGACCGCGACCATATCACAGACGTACCGTTATAAGTTTCGTCGAGGTCTTCCCACTTCCAATTGGTCGCCATTCATAGCCTTTGCGCTTATAATCGTGGTGGCTGTTGCCTTAGCACTTTGCCGAACTGCCTGGTATTCCGCATACTCCGGCCCATACTTCACCTTGTCTTCCAGGTAGTTGTTGATCGTTGCCAGTTCCTCTTCGATGCTGTACCGCGCTGCAATGCCCGCCATAATCAGCTTCTCACGAGTCACCTCGCCTGTCACCCGCGCCTCGTCGTATTCGTACTGCGTGTGCTTCTTGCCCGTCCCGGAGTCCGTCACTTCCTGTTCCACGATGTTGAACGGGAAGACTGTCTTGCCACGGCATGAATATGACGCTGCTGGACGAGTGTTACTTATAGCCATTTTAGCCCCCAAACATTAGTAACTGAGTCGACCGGAAACCGTCGCGGCGACAGCACCCGACGCACTATTCAAACTCCAATAGAACCCCCCAGCATCCGCGCCATCACTCGCAGTACCGCCGAGCAGAGCGATCCGCCAAGCGGCGGCTTGATAGTACTGGTCTGTAATTTTGGTGCTTGAACTGGCTCCCACGCTGGCCGGTAAGAAACCTTGGCTGATTTGTTCCAGTGTATTTTGCCACCCGTTGGCGTTGTGCAATGTGATACCAAGGTCGTCGTAGGCCGTAGCCGTGTCATCGGTGAAGTCTGTGTCCGTGTTGCAGATATACGGAATGTTATTGTTGATGTTGAAACCGTCCACGAATTTATACAGATGTCCAAACCAGTTCTCGATGCCGCGGTAACTCATGTACGAACCCAGAACGCCGTCTCCGCCTGAGACGTTAGCGGTAGCGTCGCCATCGCCATTACTCAGCCCGGTGTTGTTGATAGCATGTTGAGCGTTGTAGGTTGTCCATGTTCCAGCTTCCCAGTCCGTCAAGCCGTCGCCAATCATGTCCTGTGAGTAGAAGTCGGCGTATTCGACGAGATACAACAGTTGGATAGCGCTGGCCAGATGGTAATCGAACTGTCGCCAGCCCGTCCCTCGCGCAGCAGCGATAGACCGGAAGTTGTCCCGCGTTATTCCACTGAACGGCTTCTTGCCATTGACGCTGGACAATACGTCGTTCGCGGTGTCCACTGCGGGGGCGCTGATAACGGTAGTGCCTTCTGCCCCGTCTCCGCCCGCGATAACGGTGGTACAAGTAATGACATCCCCGCCGGTGATTGATTCCACGACATACGTGCCGTTATTGTCGACTGTGCCGGTCACGACGATGACGTCTCCGGCTTGCAACTGAGCATAGATTGTCCCGCCAGCCGCGTCCTCTGTGATGGTTCCTTTGCCAGAGCCGTTGTTCACATCAACTGTAGCCGCGTGGGACGCCACCGGATTGTAGTCGCTGGTGTAGACGGATTTCGAGTCATCGTACAGGACGCCCTCATACGCACTCATGTACCGGTAATCCACCACCGCGCCGTTCTTGAAAAACGCCGGATGCAGACTGAAGCCTGGTAAGGGTATGGCCGAAATGTCCCAGCTATGCACATTCGATGCGTAGCTGTAACGCAGGTAGAACTTGGGTATCTCTACCATCACCTGTCCATCTGCTCCGGTCAGAACCGATGCTGTCAGGCCATCCTCCTTCTTGGTGCTATCAGTAGCCCCCAAGTAGTATTTGATGACACCAGTATCGTCCATCACGCAGCGACGCATCCGACCTTGAATGGCCAGTGCTGCATTGCCCGGCGTGGCCGACGCGGCATATCCCGCCAGTGTTCCGGTTCGCACGTAGGCATCGGTGCTTTCGTTCCAGGTCAGCCCGCAATATGGGCTTGATGCCAATACCACAGAACCGGTCACGCCCCCCGCCGTTCGTGTCAAGACTAGATCGCCGTCATTCCCTACGGTTGTACCATCAGACAACCAGATTATTCCGTTCCCCTCTGCCGGACTGCCAGGGGTGCTACTACGCTCTGCTATCTCGATGGTGTAATCGTCGGGAGCGGTAGTGGTATCACCAATCCGTAAGCCGGACGTGATATAGGCATCACCGGTCACCGCTATCGCCGCTGAGGATAGTTTCACGGCAGATGCGGTGCCTTCGCCGTCCGACACGTCTCGCAAGGTAGCGTCCACGCCCGCGTTGCTGTTACTGACCTGTAGCAAATCCTTATACGTGTTTGCTATTTGTTCTCCAGTTAATGCTCCCATGATCTAGCCTCCGTCCGATACGGTGAGCTCATAGCTGAATTCGATGCTGTCACCGCTCACTACGTTTAGGGCCGCAAACACGTGGTGATCCATCAACGTACCGCCTGTCACAATCGAACACAATCCATGTTCCGTGATGGCCTTGGTACTGGTGTAGCTGATGGTCCCAACCGACTTGTATATCTCAGCCGTGGCCCCCTCAATCTGCGAACCGGTGACACGCGTTTCGCCGTCGGTGGTCTCGACATCAGTGTCACCCACCGCCGCACCGGTTACACCAACCCCGGAGTCGTGGAACTTGAAGTCGCCCCACTCGCTTGTCTCTGCCTGCAATTGATCTACCATGAACTCGACAAAGGCGGTCGTCACCAGGTTGGTGCTCACCAAACCGTAATTTATCACCGAACCATCAGCCCGGCGCAAGATCGCATACAAGCAACCAAGCATGTGGTTCATGCCCAGCGTCTTGGCTACCGCATGTCGCCCCAAGCCCTTCCACACCCATCTGAGGTTGCTCAACTTCCACCACAACCCCGGCCCGGGTGCTCTTACCCTACGTGCCTTCAACTTGCCCTTTAGCGTCAAATCAGCCTCAGCCCTCATTATTTTTCACCTCACTTGGCGAGAACAAACCCGCCGTTGTAAATCGCCCGCCCTGTTACGGTGATCGTGCCGCCGGAATAGGTACTGATGCGACAGCGCACCTGCTCAACCCCTGTCGCCGGTATGTACCACAGTCCATCTGCGGCAGTCAGCGTCGCCAAAGCGGCACTGGTCATATTGATTGATAGAATCGCATACCACGTCGATTTGTCGATAGTCCCCTCGAAGATTACCGACGCGGTGCTGATACCTTCCACCTGCACGGTCACACCGGGCAAGCCGCTCACATCCGCCGCGGTGCCGTCGCCGTTGGTGGTGACCGCGCTCTGAAATGTATATGCTTCTTGTATTGCTGCCATTATCTCACCTCACTATCGTTTCGGACGCGCCGGCGGGCATGAACCGCTCCCCCGTCCGGTCCGTGAGCCTCTGCCGCTTGGTCCTGTTCCGTCTCCCCTGGGCATTATGTCATCTCCTGTTTAAGATGGGGCAAGAGCGGTGAAAGGAGGAAAGCCCGCTCTCACCCCGCTGAATGTTACTCCGTCGTTATGTTTACAACAGTCTGGTGTACATTACGTAGATGTCCGCTGTGCCGGCCGTGATGTCGTCGCCCGCGCCAGCCGCCCAGATTGCGTCGATAGTCTCTGTTGACTCCAGAATGAAGCCGCCGACACCTGCCCCTGTGCCTTCGTCGAAGAAAATGCCGCGCTCCGCCATTGTGTTACAAACCCAACCCTCTGCGAATCCTGTTCCATTTTGTTGGTTGTCATTAAGCTCGGTTTCGGTTTCAGTACAGAAGCCGTCTGTTTGCTCGCCGGTGCCGACTGCAAGAGTAGCGTCAGTACCTGCCGTAGTTGCCGCAGTCTCCGTAACGTGAACCAGTACGTCGTGGACGACCCATATTTCACTGGACGCTACCGTCGCCACAGCCGTTGTGCCGCCAGCACCGATAGTGTGGTCAACCGTTGTCTTGATCCACGTTGGGATTCCGATGTTCTCCTGGCCGGATGCGGTCTTGATACCGTCCGTTGTCGCTGCGCTGAAGTCCATAGCGTAGTCCCAGTACCCACCGACGTAGAGAGCTGTTTCGGTAGCCTCGGTATCGACTGCGTTCTGGTTCAGGTCGATACCCCGGACGATTGGCGTGCCAGTGTGATCCGCGCTGGTGAGGTTCATGTCGATTCCGACAAACTCGTCAGCAGAATCCATCGGCACCATTGTCTGGGTGAGGTCTACGATGTCCCCGCCTGTGGTTGCGGCGTTCTGCCCGTAGAACGTGGTACTGCCCACCGCGAAGTCGATTGACACTGCGTTGTCAACGACATTTCCGATTTTCTCCGAGTTTTGGAGAATGATGTCGCCACCCGCCAAGGTTGCGTCATCGAGGTAGAGACCGTGATCCCAGAAACCCGCCCCGTAGTAGGCCGATTCTGTAGCCTGACCATCTACCGCATCCATGTGAGCATCGAAGCCCCTGATGTGCGAGGTCCCGCCCTGGTCGGCATTGGTCAAGTTCATATCGACCCCGGCGTATACGTCCGACCCATCCATCGCCAGCAAGGTCTGGGTCAGGTCGATTCCGTCGCCAGGTTCGCCTACTGTTGGCTGTCCATAGAACGTCGTCGATCCAACCGCGAAGTTCAGCGTCACAGCGTTGTCGACGGCGTTTGCGATTGTTTCGTCATTCTCCAACGTGATGGCCCCGCCCTGAACATCCAGGGTACCAGCCGTCGCGACATTGCCCGATGTGTCAGCCACCGTAAACGCGGTGCTGTCCACCGTGATGCCACCGTTCAACGCAGCCGCACCGGTCAGCGTAGAAGTTCCATCGACCGTCAGCGTACCGGAGAAGTCACCGTTACCCGTAGTACCGGCATCCACAATCGAAAACAGCGTATTTGTCCCGTCCGTGAACGCGATGGTCGCATCGGCAGAGTTGTCGATTACCTCATCGTTCTGCAGCGTGATGTTGCCGCCCTGGACGTCGAGCGTACTAGCAATCTCAACCTCCTGGAAGACGCTTTCACCCGATACCACGTAGATGCTTGCTGCCGCCGAGGGATTCGTGATCTGCAACGCTGGTGAGGCGGTCGGCTGTGCTGTAGGAGCAGAGATTACCAGAAACGTCGCATCGATCTCTTGAAATACCGATTCGCCCTCTGCCACGTTGACCGACGCGGCCTTGCTGGAGTTGGCGATATTCAGCCCAGGCACGCCCGTCGCCTGCGCGGTTGGTATTGCCAAATCTGCCCCGGCCTCCCAGTTTAGGAACCCGTCATCTTGGATGATGCCGACTACACTACCGCCATCAGCTACCACCACCGAATCAGCCACACTCAGATTATTGATATACAACCCCGGCGTGGCGGTTCCCTGCGCCGTCGGCACCGCGATGGCAAGCATACTCTGCATATCGAACACGGAGCCCGCTTGGAACTCCATCTCGCCGCCGGACGCGATCACCATCTTGGCCCCGCCCTGCTCTGTGTAGATCAGGGTTTCGTAGGCCCAAACCGAGGCCCCTCCCAGCAGCAGTACCACCACTGCGATGATTAGAATGTTTCTCAGTTTCATGTCGTTTACTCCTCTAGGGCGGGTCGCCCCCGCCCCGGTTAGTGTTTCTCCTAGCCTACGATCTCAGTCGTGGTGTCCATCTCGCCCCAGGCCGTGATCGGCGCATGTCGGGCATTCCACCCGATGAAGAAGATCGCCAGATAGTCGTTCGATCCTGCCTGCCCTTCCACGTCCAGCGTGACGTAGTGATGATCGACAGATAGCCTGGCGACTTCGACCTCGATCAAATACAGATAGTCGTCGTCCCCGGCTTCCACCGTGGCGGTAGCACTGGTCACATCAGTCGCCGTGCCAGTGGCCGAATCATGCTCCTGTACCTGTAGGGTGAGCTCGCTATCAAGCGATCCGGCGTTCACCATGAAGGCGAAGTGCGTGAATTTCGACACGTCAATGAAGCTCCCGCTCGCCGGGAAAAGGCCATCGACGATGACCGTCACAAAGTCGTTACAGCCCTGAATGTAAAGGTTTTCGCTTATTGTCCCTCTCATGTTAGTTTCTCCTCATCCAATCTATTGATTGGTTATTATGTTAGCTGGCCGATACCTTCTGCACCACGAAGCGCCAGGTCTCGGTGACCTGCCCGCCCAACCGCCGGCGCATCAGGAATAACACCTGGTTGATCTCCGCCGTGGCAGAGTCCAGATACCGCTCGACACTCATGCCTACGCGATCAGCGATGGTATAGCCCCGCCGGTCGCCGAAGATGATCGGAAACGCGCCGGCAGCAATGGTGGGCATGGCTTCCTGCTCCAGGCACGGATAGCCGTGCAGTCGCGGCGGAGCCGCCCCCTGCTGGTCTTTGTTTCTCCAGAAGTACTCCCCGTCACCGTCCTTGAGCTTGTCGATAGCTTCGTAGGTCGCCTTCTCTGCGATCCATACCGCGCTCTGGCGATATTGGGCGTCGATGCCCCACAGAACGGATTTCAAACCGTCCCACTTGAGGAGATCGGCGTCGCCGGTAACGTCCTCGGTGATGCTGAGGCCGTTCGCGCTACTCGGCAGGATACCCTGTGGCTTGCCCGCTCCGTCGCCCGTCAGGAACACATTGTCCTCGTCGATGGCGGCAGCTTCGGAAAACACTCGCGCCAGATAGCCCCCCAGGTTGAAAGCGGCGTCCTCTACCAAATCACGAGATAGGCGCGCCTTAATCATGGACGTATGAATCGGTATTTTCTCCTGGCCCCAGGTCAGGTTGTCGTCCGCGGTGCCAGCCGCCGGGGTCTCATCCACCCACGTCGGCGTGATGGCCGTCGGATACTGCGACCCGCCCCCCGTGGCTACAGGGAACGAAACGCTATCCCGGCTGGTCTGGATCACGTTCGCGCCAGGACGCATGATGGTCAGGCCCGGCAATCGCTGAATGACGTCCGACCGCCAATCCTCGGGTACGATATACCCACCGAGGGTATCCCGGGCCTCGATCATGACGGTTTTCAGGTAGTCGATGTCCTGGCCCTCTTCCATCGCCACCTTCACGCTGTCGGGCGTCCACAGGAATGTCTTGCCCTCGCTAGGTACCTCATTCCGTGTTGCCCCTCGCAGATAACGGTTGAACTGCCGCCTCTGCTCCCATCGCAGAGTCTCATAGTTGGAACCATGCAGATCGTTCAAAATGGCCTTTACTGCGGAGTCGGTATCCCCAAACTGTAGCTGGTAGGCCGCCTTGATCGCCGGGTTCTGCTTGTCCTTCGGATCGGGCGGGTCTGCCACTGCGTCGGGCTCCACAGGAAGCGGTACGGTTCGCACCGGTTCCGCGGTCTTGGCTATGATGTCCTCTGCCGCTTTTGTCGTTTCGGCTTGCCCCATCAGGGACTTGGCCTCAGTCACCAACCGCTCTTTCTCCTCTGGGGATTCCACCAACAGAGCAGCCTTCGCCTGCGCCTCAGCCTGTGAAAATAAGTCTTGTGCCTTCATGTCAATCCTCCATCTGTCTGAGTTTCGATAGAATTACCAGCGCATTAGCGTCCGCCGCTGCCGACTGATGACGCTCCGCCCCCGCGGAGCCTTCGTCACCATCTGTCGTCGTGACCTCGGCCTCTGCCCTTGGCATATTCAATTCGATATTGGCGCTCTTGAAGGCACTCTGTATCTGTTCGATCGGTAACAACCTATGCTGCGCCGGAACCGGCGTCAGCGTATCCTCAACCACCGGGAAACTCTTCAGCTTCCCGTCATCTTCTCGTTCTACCAGGTGCGGGGCCGAGCCAGGGCTGTAGTACAACGCTTCCGCGTCGAGCAACGGCTTGACCAACGCCCAGTATTTGCTACTCTTGTCCAGCCAGTCCTCCACCCACACCCCCCGGTCATCGGCCTTGTAGGAAGTGCGCCTGCCCATGACGGTCATCCCAACGTCCTGGTCCAGGCCGTGGTGGAATAGCGCCGGCACGGTGGGGTATTTGTCCATCCACAGTTCAGTAGACTTGGTGAAATAGTCGCCGTGTAAGTCCTTGCGATCCAGATCGCCCCACAGTAGGAGATAGCCGCCCACGGTGATTCCGGTGGCGTCTTCGGAGATGGTTTTGATGGCAAGATTCTGCTCAACGTCTGGTTCCACCACACCGTCGTCGGCGTAGACCTTGCCGTCTTGTGTTATCGTTATTCCGTTTTCCATGTTCTACCTCCCGTGCAACAAAAAAGGGGCTGACTCCCAGATTTCTCTGAGAATCAGCCCCGTGTGTCACTCAATGAGTGTTCCTGAGACCTGCCGCTGGTG